ATTTCTATAAGTTACTAATCCAATCTCCGAGCATTGGAGCAGCCGTCAAGGAGATTGTGAGCGAGGGACATAAGAGTTAAAGCGGTTAAGGCATCATTAACACTATCTGGAAGGAGACAAAGTGTGAAAGAAACAATAAAGGAATTCCTGAAATTCAGAAGTCGATTTACAAAACGAGAATGGTTTGAAATTAACTAAGTTGTCGAAGCTCGTTTAAATGAAAAAGCCGACCGATTGAAACTGAACGACTTAGATTTAGAAGTTATTTCTAAAAGACTAGAAAAAGTTATCTAGAAACGACTTGTATGAGCAGTAGATAAGGAGATTAGAAATAGAAAGGAGACCTAATGATTGAAAATAAACAAATAGAAAGGAGAAGTTATGACAAATTTTAAAAAATTGGATCTTCAACTAATCTTTCAAAAATCCAATTAACGATTACACTTCTGTCAGCAATGATTTTCTCAAAGATTCGAACCTAGAACCTGCTTCTATCGGCATCTTGATGGTAGTTCTCAGCAATAAAGAAAACTGGATTGTTTATCCAGAAGAAATTGCAAAGCGCTTAGGGGTGAGTCGGGATATGGTAGATAGGCATTTCAAGAAGATAGAGAAAGCTGGTTATCTCAGAACTTTTAAAAAGAGTCTCGGACGAGGTAAAGGGGTTCAGACATTTCGGTTCTTTTCAGATGTTAAAATTACCGATTTTCAATTTGAAATTATGCTACAGAGATTGGAAGAAGCTTTACAAAAGTTATCCACAGATTAGCAGT